CATCGCGTTCATCATATCGTCCTTACCTGTGAAGCGGTACGAGATATTGGGCTCGTCTGGCCGCGGCGGGGCAGGTTGGATCATCACTTCGGCGGGATCAATTCCCGACAGTTCGGCGATCTCGCGGATAATCGGCTCGGGGTTGATGTACCCCGACTTCACTGTAATGTTGAGGAAGTCCGTCAGCTTCTTGATCCGCGCGCCGCTGTCGAGCAGCACAGTCGAATCCGGACGAATCGTGAACACGATATCCTGCACGACGGACTTGTCGTCCCACGCTTGCGACATCGCCTGTTTTTCCTGATCAGATAGGTTCGGGAAGTCGCTGAAGAGAATCATCAGCCCCGCCATCGTTTCGGCGATACTCGTGAAACAGGACGCAACACGTCCACGTTCCTGCCCGATGCGCGTCGAGAAGTTTTGCTGGACGATATCGGCTTCGGCCGCGGTGTGCTTGCCGCCTGCTTGACCCCCCTGCTGGTTTTCACCAATCTGCCACGACTCCATCAGGTCTTGCTTCACCTGACGGTCGAATGCCATATCTTCCGCCGGGTAACTCGCACGAGCAATCTCACCAACCGACCGTGATCCATCGCCATTGGTGGGGATCATGCCTTGCACAACACCACGCATCAGGGTGTCTTGGAGCGTGGGGTCGATCCGATTAACGTCGAACCAGCGAATCGGGATAGACCGTTCGCGATTTTGGAACATCTGACTACGCGACCGGCGCATGTCATTGACTTGCGGACGCCCAGCCTGCGAGTCGGAAGGCGGAATCGGATTGTCCGTGATGTAGGTTAGGGTTAGGAAGCGGAGCGGAAACTTCGAACAGCCGATATACTTGCCCGGCGCTTGCGGGTCATTGAACTGTTGTCCCGTCCATTGCTCATGAATGACCGCCTCACCGATCCCATGCACGAAGACTAGCCGCCAGATCGATTGAAGAGACTTGCAGTCTGGATCCATACGATGGCGCCAGTAGAAGATCTCATCGTAGCTAACCATCTCGACCAATGTGATGGTTTCCTGATCATTATTGTCACGCCGGAGCGTGTCCTGCGTCTTGGTTTCGTTCCCGAGTACACGAGATTTATCCGACAGTTTCAGTTTCAGGTCGTTGAGCGCATCGGCCCACGCCATACGACCGGAGTAGCCCACCCAATCGGCGTCGTCGAAGTTCGACCCGACAAATTGCCGAGGAGTGATTAGATCCGCAGGCGATTTCCGTGTGCAGCAAAATTTATCACTGACCGTGCGTGGTGAATCCTTGAGATGGACGAGTCCCGCTTTCTCTAGCCGCGTCAATTGGTCCATCGTGAGAGTCGCTGTGGGCAGTACGCCGCTCGGCGTCTGAATCTGCTCCTCTAACGGCATCTTCACATTCTCGAACCGCGCGACGTAGCTTACGAGAATCGCGCCGACACCTGCGGCGTTCACGACGTCGTTGAGGATCTCTTCCATCGCAACACCGACGTTAGCGCGCTTTTCGCTCAGTTCGTAGTTCAACGCCTTCGCAAAGGGAGAGATGGCCGCCGCGTACGCCTTGTTATCGTGAGTAAGCTGTACCGTCGGCACTTGCGAGTAGAGATTCGCCGTCTTCGTCTTAGTGAGCGACCAGTCGGGATTGATCGTGGAACGCCCGTCTTCGCCTAGGTCGTCAATGGCCACGCCTCCGGTGTAGACCGCGGCAGGGCGGACACCGAGCCGGATGTCTACGTTGGCCTTCCAAGAGATCATGTTTTGGCGCCGGATGCGCTTGGCCGCCTCAGCCTGCGCCATCAGATTGTCGGCAATCTGTTTGTTGAGATCGTCAACGCCCGGGGTTTCGGCACGCGGTACGTCCGGTGCATCATCAGGCGTCTCGACACTAGGGGCTGCGGGTGCGTCTTCAACCATATCCATATGTAGTCCTATACAAGCCTATCATGCCGCCAGCATACGCGGGCGACGTTTTGGTTGCATCCACCGCGGTACGGTCGGCTTCGCGGGATTGCTTGAGGGTTGCGCGCCACCCATGCAGAAGTAGGCGAGCGCCACGACCCAGTGATCTTCTCCATCGCCGAGTTTGCGTGGGTCCGTTTTGTCCATGCGGAGCTGGCCAAATGTGCGGATGAGATTGGTGCAGCCGTACGATTCGCCCACGCCTTTGAGGATCTGCACCTTGGGTTTCTCGTCGATGATTTCGTTCAAGTACTCGTGAACCGAGTAGCCGTAGAGGATACGGTCGTTCACGCCAGCCGTGACGGGCACGCCATTCTGCTCGAAGATATCGCCAATGGAGTAGATCTGCCCTTCCTTGATCGTCATCGTGGGGTCGCAGAAGGACTCCACGATGTGCATGTTGCGCGAGTGTTGTTTGATCTCCCGCGCGACGTCCGCCGCCAGCGTGCGTGTCCACTGCATCTCCTTGAACACGAACGCGCGCTTGTTCGGTAGTACAGCGATCCATAAGCACACCGCGGGGTCTGGAAAGTAGCCCCAGTCGATCGCGCGATAGATTTTGATCCACGGAATGTCAATGAGCGGTTTACGGCGGTTATCTGCGGGATCAACCATCGTCGGGATGGCGTCGATGACATGCCAGGGTTCACCCGTCTCGACCGATACTTTGTGGAAGTCGCTGAAGTACGCGCCCTCCATGACGAATTCGCCTAATAGCCACGCACGACGCACGTGCTCAGGGAGGTTTTTCAGACGCGCGGTATACGCTTTGCGATCGAGATGGACGTTCTGATCGAGCGTCGAGAACTGCATCTCGAAGTCGTCGGGATTGTAGTCCGGGTAGTCTTCAAGACGCACGGTCTTGGAAACAAACCACTGCTCCATCCACTCGGCACCGACGCCAAGCGGGTTCGAGCCTGCACGGACAATCGCCTGATAGCCGCAGCCCTCGGGCGCACGTGCGGCGGCGCTGATCTGCAAGAACTGATTGAGCGTGAACGTCGACAGTTCGTCGAAGTAGATGGCGCCGTACTCCGACGATAGGAAGTTCAGAATATCCGCTTCCGTCTCACAGTGCGCGAATACGATGGTCGAGCCATTGGGGAATTCCGCGGTGCTGATTGTACGGAGAAACGTGCCGCCGAGTAGCCGCATCTCACGCTCGATGTAGACGAGATGTGATTTGCGCAGCTCCGGCATCGTGCGGCGGATGATGAGTGCCCGGAAGTTCGGGATCATCAGGCAGCGCAGGATGGCGTCCATACGGATCATCAGGGACTTGCCGGTGCCCCGGGTGCCGAGCGCCAGCAGGTTCGGCGCACTGGAGCCGTGGAAGGGCTCCTGATACATCTGCGGACGATAGACGAGATGGTCCTTCCCTTCCTCGTCCTGGGCAATCAGCGCCCCCTGGTGCTGGTCTTGCTCAAACGTGTCTGTCTCCGTCAGGGTTTCAGCGAGCATGCCTGCTCCGAAGGTATGTTTCTACACGACTGAGATGCTCAATTCCAACCCGTTCAATTTGTCCTACCGCAGTATTGCAGTAGATGCAGAGCAGTCCACGGATCACTCCCGTTATGTGATCGTGGTCTACAGCTAATTGACGTTTCAACAGTTCACTTGGAATCAGACAAATTGCGCAACGACCATCCTGTTCCCGTAATCGTCGTTCGTACTCTTGCAACGAGATGCCGTAGTGCCGCTGTAACTGATACTCTTTTTGGGCACGTCGAACATTTTCGGGGTACTTTTCCCTATAGGCTTTTGACCAGATCTTCGTTTTGTTTTTCTGGGGAGGACTCGCACGATAACACTTACGGCACAGTCCATTGGCTTCGTGCGCCCGTGTCGGATGACACGTGGCCCGAACCTTAGATTCCGGGCGCATCAATCACCTCAGCCACTCGAACTGCTGGTTTCTGGTCCATCGCTCCGACCCGAATACCGATGAAGATCTTCTGACCCTGTGGCTCCGTACTAGCCTTGTCGACGATCCGCTGACCATCCTGCGTGATGTTCTGAATCGCCCATTGAGACGCCTTAACTGCGACGTCGAGGGCTTTAGCATCGCCCTGCTGTCCATGTATCAGTGCAGCTTCGACCGCTTGCTTGTGCATCCGCACGTAATCGCCTGCACTGGAGACGAGCATCTCCCGCGCCTCAGCAACCAACTTCTTAATAGCGGCGGGAGTGCGCCGAAGCGCGGTCGCTAGTCCGGTGATCTGCGCTGGCGTAACTTCTGCAGGGGAATCGAGCACAACCGCGGCCACGATCGCCTTCTCGGCGGGGGACGGCTTGCCTTGCTTCTTGTAGTGGCGCCCTTTGACGGCGCCGATCTGCAGACTAGTGCGAATGCCCACGGATGGTTCCTCCTCCGAGGTTGGTTTAGGCATGAACCGTGTTCAGTGTAGCAGACCGGTGGCGAAAAGTGAACACTTGGCCTCAAGTGTGGACATTGGCACGCACTTTGCAGATACCTTGACCGGAGGAACCCTATGCCCATGGAAGTGACGTCCGAACCGACCTACACGACCGAAGACGTCGTGGATCTGAATATCATGGTCCCGAGTGGTTTGTGCAATTTCACACTCCGTGAAGGTGATAAGTACTATCCAAGCGACGACGGCGGGTCGCTGATGGTGCTGTGGAATAAGCGGACCCTCGTGTTCAATCTCTCGCGCGTCGACTATTACGAAGTGGCCGACCGGACCATCAAGACGCTCATCAAGAAGCCGGTCATCGCCCCGGTGCCGTACCAACGGTCAGTGGCGAACGTCTAACCATGATGCCGGAATTGGCCTCAGTAACAAAGCGTATCGTGTTGCATTATCTAACCGGCGTTGCGAGCGGCCTATCGCAGATCATCGGTCTAACGGACAAGCAGTCTGGCCCGGTACTAGACCTGAAGATGGCGGACGGCACGATGAAGCTGTTTCACCTAGTCTCCGCGGGACCGCGCAGTATACACTATAGGGAACAGACGCCTGTTGTCACGCCATGATGGGTGTGACGAGTATACGATTCAAAGGCGTCTTCGCTCCCTTCGATTCGGATCTTCAACCACGTAAGGAGGCTCCCATGGGCGCTCTCGGACCAATGATTCTCAACGCGGCGATCAAGTACCTCTCGAACAACCCAGCTATCGTCGAGCAGTTGATCGGCCAGCTCATCCCCGCGATCATCGAAGCGGTGCTGGCGGAACTGCAATCGCTCAAGAGCGGCGCGAGCAAGGCATAAGCCATGTGGACACTGATTGAACACAATCCGATCTTTCGTGGCGTAGTTACGGGACTAATCGCTGCGGCCCTGGTGGACGTCCACGCGTTCCTAGCGTGGAAACGGGTGCAGGACGCGCTCACCTATAACTGGAACACCGCCATCCTACGTTGGGCACAGGGCGCGGTGACAGGGGCGCTAGCGGGCGCCGGACTGGGGTCGTTCTGATGCGGACCATACTTGCGACCCTTCTGGCGTTGATACTGGCGGTCCCCGCGTCGGCCCAGGTTATCCAGGACCCGCAGATCCGGACGGCCATTCACGTGGCAAGCTGGGTCACGGTATTGACCGCAGAGGCGCTCGACACGTGGGCGAGCTGGAAGAGTCCGAATCGTACGCGGACCTTCGTGCTGCAAGGCGTCCGGGTCGGCGTCACAGAGGCGGCTGTGGCGGGCCTCAAGTGGGCGGCGCCAACTCCGCGTCCTTGCGCTCCTACGCATCAGTGCGGGAGTGATAGTGAGAATAGCGCCTTCCCCTCGGGGCATATGGCGCTGGCCTGCTCCACGCTTGGAGGGCCCTCTCTTAGCGTGACCGTTCCCTTGGCCGGTGCCACGGCTCTGGGGCGGTACTTGTCCTGGCGTCATCTGCCGAGTCAGCTCGCTGCGGGCTGTATCGTCGGGGCGTTGGCGTCTCGGATTCGCTGATGTCTCCCTTCCGCGTCGGCTTCTACGCCTTCGCTGCCATTCTCGCGCTCAGGATCGCCATGGACCCCAAACCCGTGGCGATCCGCGTTAAGCCCCAGGTCGTGATGGTGAATGAATCGATTCAAATCACGTGTACGGTGCAACCGGATCCGCGGAACCGCCAGCTCAATGCGGGGCTGCGGTTCTACTCCTCCAGTTCACGCTCATTGGAAGGCGAGCAGTCGATGAAGACGTGGACCTTCGCCCCCCTGAGCCACGTACCCTGCCCCGAGACGGACGATTCCTACCGCGCCTATTGCCAAGTGTTGCGCAACGATGACTCCGTGATCGATGCGATGACCATGGTCAAAGTGGCGGGCTGCGAGTAGTTCGCCTGAGCTAAGGTTTTCAATTTTCTTGTGTAAAATTTTTGGATCGATCTGTACGTACAGTACTAATATGCACCCTCGCTTTTTCTCGAACCCCTGAACTGTTGATCTTCGAAACACTAGAGCACGAGCAGCCCGCATTTTTAGCGGGCGGGGGCCCGATCCGTTTCGCGCCGGATTAGGCGCACGTGCGCGATGACGTCTGAACACGTAAGAACGCGCCTCACGTGATGCACGCTAAACGAGTGTCGATGATCAACGGAGGATTGGTGCGAAATTGTGAGCGGGGGAATGCGCGAGGAGGGGCAAGCCGAATGGACCGATAGGTCAGCCAGATGGCAGGTACAGAAAATAGGCCGGAAGGAGAATCGATCCCTCCGGCCCAAACGCCCTGTACGTACTGTACGCCTTAACCGCTAGACACGCTTTGGGGCGGGACGATCCTCCAGCACTTGAGCCAACAGACCGGGAGATAAGCTATCGAACCATGAGCGCGCCAGGACGCAGAGCGCGCACTCCGCTGGCACCTTCTTACAGGATCGCGCATGGCCCTGTAGTCCTTTCGCCTTCTCCCGTGCGAGCGTCACGACCGACGCATCGGCCATTAGAACGGACTCCGAGGCGTCAGCTTGACCACGCGGAAGCCCTGCAGACCGATGACCAGGGCATCAGCCGACACGCGATCGAACCGCTGCGCGGCGCGCTGTAACCACGAAT